TTGGACACTAGTGAAGTAGAACTTGACACTTCAGGAGTAGAAGAAAAAGAAATTGTAATTGAAGAAAAAAAGGTTGAGTCTAAAGAACCTGTAATTCCAAAGTTTGAAGTTGAACCAGATGGTACAGCTGTAAATGAACATAAAGACGATAAGATAGAAGTTGTTCAAGCAGAAGATACTGCGGTAGAAAACAAACAAGAAGATCAAAAAGATCCCCAAGACCTAAATAAATATTCTGAAAGCGTAAAAGGAAGAATAGGAGATCTTACTAGAAATTGGAGAGAATCTCAAAGAAGAGAAAAAGCAGCTTTAGAGTACGCTAAAGGTATTCAGAAAAAAATTGATGATATGCAAAAACGTTTTCCAAAGTTAGAGGAAAATTATTTAAGTGAATTTGAGAAAAGAATTAATTCAGATTCTGCTGACGCATCTAGAGCACTTCAACAAGCAATTGATTCAGCTGATTCTGGTGCAATTGCTAAAGCTAATGAAAGAATAGTTCAATTAAGTATTGAAAAAGAAAGATTAGCTAATACAAAATACATGCGTGAGCAAGAAGCAGAGCAAGTCAAAAATCAACCGCAGGAAACACAACCCCCTGAAATTCAAGCCTCTCCCAAAGCACAAGCTTGGGCTGAAAAAAATGAATGGTTTATGAATGACAATATTATGACTACTGCAGCACTTGAAATTGATAAACAAATCAAGGGTGAGGGTATTGCGGGAGACACAGATGCATATTATAATGAATTAGATAAACGACTGACGGAATATTTTCCTCAGAAATTTACTAAGCCCGAAACTGCAGGCACTGTAGTTGAGGAACCTAAACAGGAGCAAAAGAAACCCGTCCAGACTGTTGCTTCTGCTGTTAGAAACCAAGATGGACGCAGAACTGTGAAACTCACCAGGTCACAGTTGGTAATCGCTAAAAGATTAGGGGTGCCACCTGAAGAATACGCGAAATATGTTAAATAAAGGAGCTAAATATGAGTGAAGAAAATAAAAGAGTTTCGCGCGAGTCAGATCAAAGAACAAAAGCTGTTCGTAAAAAGGTCTGGTCTCCACCGTCAAGTCTAGATGCGCCTCCGCCACCGAAAGGTTATGTCCATAGATGGCTGAGATCCACTTCAATGGGTTTTGAAGACACTGGAAACATGTCTAAAAAACTTAGAGAAGGCTGGGAATTAGTTAGAGCAGATGAGTTGTTAAAACAAATCGGTCCTAATGATTTTCCTGTCATGCATAGTGGTTCACACGAAGGCGTAGTTGGGGTTGGGGGCCTATTGTTGGCTAGGATACCAGAAGAGATTGTAGAATCGCGTAAAGAATACTTTAGATCCAAGACCAAAGGTCAGATGGACGCGGTAGACAACGATCTAATGAAGGAGCAACGACCAGAGATGCCTATCAATATTGATAGACAATCTCGAGTAACCTTCGGAAGTGGAACTAAAAAATAATTTTTTAGTGACTACCAAGGGGTTATTAAACTAACAACTAACAAACTAAGGAGTAACAACCATGGCTAATCAAAGTGGTAACTTTGGCTTGAGACCGTCTAGAATGTTAGGAGGAACACCGTTTAATAACTCACAAAACAGATACAGAATATTGAAGAACTACGGTACTGCAATATTCCAAGGTGACTTAGTTGCTGCAAATACTAACGGAACAATTGTTAGAGCAGGCGCAACTGATAACCCTGTTGTTGGAGTTTTTAATGGAGTCTTCTATACAGATCCGACTTCTCAGAAGCCCACGTTCAAAAATCATTATCCAGGCGGAATAAGCGCTAACGATATTATTGCGAACGTAATTGACGATCCAAATGTAGTTTATGAAATTAAATCAGATGGCAGTTTTGCGACTGATCATTTGTTTGCAAACTACAAGATCGTTGCAACAGCTGGCGACACTAATTCAGGACAATCTAGAGTAGCTTTAGATGAAACAACTGCAGACTCTTCGTCTACATTTGTTTTACAAGCAATTGATATTTCTCAAGATCCTGAGAATAGTGATCAAACAACATCAAACGTAAACGTACTCGTTAGAATCAATGCTCACCAATACAAAGGTGGAGTCGTTGGTTTAAGCGCGTAATAAGGAGTAAATAACTATGGCTATATCACGAGCACAACTAGTTAAAGAACTAGAGCCAGGTTTGAATGCCTTATTCGGCCTGGAGTATGATAGATACGAAAATGAACACGCAGAAATCTTTACTACAGAATCTTCTGACAGAGCTTTCGAAGAGGAAGTTATGTTATCAGGCTTCGGTGGTGCACCTACTAAAACAGAAGGTGCTGCTGTAACATTTGACGATGCAAAAGAAAGTTTCACTGCAAGATATACGCATGAAACTATCGCTTTAGCATTTGCTGTTACAGAAGAAGCAGTAGAAGATAACTTGTACGACAGATTGGCTGCTCGTTACACTAGAGCATTGGCAAGATCAATGGCTAACACTAAACAAGTGAAAGCTGCAGCTGTTCTTAACAATGGTTTCGACACTGCTAATGGCGGTGACGGACAACCTCTATTATCTAATGCACACCCACTTGTAAGTGGTGGTACATTTAGAAACGAGTTGGCAACTGCTGCCGATCTATCTGAAACATCATTAGAACAGTCGTTAATTGACATTTCGGCTTTCGTTGATGAAAGAGGAATGAAAATCGCTACTCAAGGTAGAAAATTGATAATTCCAAAAGAATTACAATTCACTGCTGAGAGAATCTTAAAGTCACCTTTAAGAGTCGGTACTGCTGATAATGACATCAATGCGATGCAGAATATGGGAATGATTCCAGAAGGTTATAGAATCAACCATTTCTTAGCTGACAATGATGCATTCTTCATCATGACTGATGCACCTAATGGAATGAAACATTTCGTTAGAGCACCATTAAGAACTGCAATGGAAGGTGATTTTGACACTGGAAACATGAGATTCAAAGCTAGAGAAAGATACAGCTTCGGCTTTTCTGACCCTAGAGGAATCTTCGGTTCACCAGGCGCAGCGTAATTTTTAATTACCTAATAATTTAAAAGGGGCGGAGTTTACTCTGCCCCTTTTTTTATATATACTCAAAAGACCTAGAAAAATTTATTATGTCGACTGGCTAGGCAGACGGTATAGAGACGACATAACTAACGCTATACAAAGGAGAATATTATGGCAAATACTACATTTAGCGGACCAGTACGATCGGAAAATGGTTTTATTGGAGCTAATAAAAATGCAACTACAGGTACATTCACAAATGTTTTTGAAATAAATTCATCAGGTGCTTACACAGGTACAAAACTTGTTGGACAAGGAACTGCAGACGTAATCGTAGCAGCAACAGCTGGAACAACTGAGGTAACATTTTCTCAGCCAGATAATTCTATCATTACTTCTATTGATATTGTTTGTACTTCTGCACCTACTTTAGCATCAGCTGGTGACATTGGTTTCAAAGTTGGAACTGCAACAGGTGGCGCACAATTAGTTGCTGCAGTTACAGATCAAATTCTTGATGGTGGAACTACTGTTCCTGCAGGATCTGGTTACAACTTGACTTTAATAAACACAACTGGCAGTGATGCATCACCTGCAGCATCTCCAGCGGCTAACGTTTCTGGTGCAGCAAGAAATATTTTCTTGCAAATTACAAATACTGTAAACGCATCAGCAAGCGGTAACATGAGATTTATTATAAACATACAACAGTTTTAATAAATAGAATCAGTGGCTCTTTAGGGAGCCACAAACAAAGGAGAATTTTATGGCTTTTAAAGGCGATATACAAGCAACAAGGTCTGCAGCGGCGGCTGGCGCAACTGCAATTATTGAACAACCTATTAGGTTGAGAGGTATTATAATTGCATCAGACGGCACAGGAGCTGGAACTTTGGAGCTTACAACTACATCAAATTCAGGAGCTACTTTGTTTCAAGCAGATGTACCCTCTGGAGATGTTATTAACTTTAACTTTCCAGAAGATGGAATAGTATTTCCAAAAGGAATTTTTTGTAAAACAAAAACTAAAGTTACAGCTTATACTTTACTGACTGATAAATATTCAGGTAAAGGTTTAACTGCTTAGGATTTAAATGAATAGTGTAGGCATACAATCTAAAGGTACTAGTCCTATTTTGTTAAAAGATGGAGGTATGCCTACCAGAAGAAAATCTTCTGGTAATTACCGATCAACAAAATCAGGAGCAGGGATGACACAAAAAGGTGTCATGGCTTACAGAAGAAAAAATCCAGGTTCAAAATTAAAAACTGCTGTAACAGGTAAAGTAAAAAAGGGATCAAAAGCTGCAAATCGTAGAAAATCATACTGTGCAAGATCTTTAGGTCAATTAAAAAGATCAAGCGCAAAAACAAGAAACGACCCTAATTCAAGAATTAGACAAGCAAGAAGGAGATGGAAATGTTAGATCAATTAAAAGAAATTTGGAGAAGAATTAACGCAAGAATAATAGCCACGCCTAATGAAATGCATGGGATAATTTTATTGTTGATTTTAATAACACTAATATTAAAATAATATATGAATGGCTTATCTAAATGCAAATATACCGCCCATATATTGTAAAATAAAAAAGGAGTATCTTTATGATCTTAAAGAACATTATGGAGAAAGTGAAGAGTGTGTGGTCTTTGGTATTACATCCATTACAGGTCGTGCAATCTTATTTAACATCATGTTACCAAATGGTGCATGCTTTTGGCGTTTGCCTATCGCAGCGTTTTTCCAAAAATCGCATGATAGAGCCGATGTGCCGAATATGCAGACGCACGAATTGGAATTGTGGACCTGTTTTAGTTACTATCCTAGCGTTCATTGCTTTGATTGGTTGGATGGTCTAAAAGGAAAATTTTTAGGGTTAGATAAAAAATTCTATCATGGAGAATATTTATTTACTATTGATTGGGGGCATCCAGAAAATAATATTCTCAATACGGAACATTCTGAAATACCTGAAGAGCATAAGTGTGCGCATATATTGGCTCTTGCTAACGGGAATTATGCAGCTCAGCCTAATAATCGTATTCTGTGGCACGTTAATAGTTATACTACTGATAACAGCTGGCCAGACTATAAGGTTCAAACCACCGTTTGGGATGCAGAAAATAATGATATGGTTACAGAAGATACGGACAAAATGTTTTATGAAATGGAAGAAATAAAAGATAATAAAAGAACATATACTAAATACAAAGAATATGCAGATGATATGTCTTTTGAAAACGACGGTAAAAAAAATGATTGATAAATGGATATACGGGTTTTTTAGTGCTCTAGACAAAATTGGTCTAATGGTTGATAATCTTTGTCAACGTATGACTAGGATAAATATGAATTATTATTTTACAGGCTTGCTAATTGTAATGTTAGTCATCCTAGCTTTTTGTGGAGGGCCAAGTGTCCAATAAAGCTTTACAAATATCTGAAGAAGCATCTGTTCAGATGCCGATGAAGACGGTTGCTAGCTTGATAATAATGGTCGCGATCGGAACTTGGGCTTATTTTGGTATAATTGAAAAACAAAACAAGATGGCGACGCAGTTAGAATTAATGTCTAAAGATGTAGAAAACAATTCAGAGTTTAGAATTAAATGGCCACGAGGACAAATGGGTACGTTGCCCGCGGATTCTGAGCAGTACATGATGATTGAGGATTTGTACAAGACCACCGATCGTTTAAACAAACATATCGACTCAATGGCTTTAAACAAAGTAAATATAGAATTTTTACAAAAACAAGTGGAAAAAATGGTCAATGATATTGAAAAATTAAAAGACGCAAACAGAGAGATTAAATACAATGGCAACGGGACGCATTAGTAGAAAAGTATTAGATCACATAGCACAAATAAACAAAGAGAACAAAGCTATGAGTTTAGCTAAAGAATTAAAAAAAGAAGTAGAAACTGGTAAACATGGTACACAAAAATATGTTGTCAAAGAAGGTGAAAATAAAGGTAAAGTGATATGATTACAGAAATTGTGGTAGCTCTACTTATGTTTGTAAATGGAGAGATCAAGGAGCACCTTATTCAAGATAATATGGCTGCGTGCCTTCGAGGAAAGCGTACCGCAGAAAGACAATACAGTGAATCTGTATCCTATAAATGTTATAAAGGTAAAGCACAGACAGAAGTATACCAAGGAAGAAAATCAATAAAAGCATTAATATTGGAGTAATTATGAATTTGAGTCGTAATTTTAGTTTACAAGAATTAATTAAATCAGATACCGCCATCAGGAAGGGTATTGATAATAATCCAAATGCAGATCAAGTAGAAAAGTTAAAAGCGTTGTGTGAAAATATTTTACAACCAGTCCGTGATCATTTTGGCAGAGTAAAAGTTACTAGCGGATT